GCCGTATTGCACTCTCAAAGACTGATAAGGGATTCCTGAATTGTCATCGGCTAGAACCACGCCGTCTGAGATAGGCGCTGCGGTGCGGTCTTTGAATACCACCGATCCGTCTTTACCGATAAAGAACGAACCGGGTTCGGACTGTTCGATTAGTCGGAAGTAACCTAGAGCGTTTGTGTTGTCGGGGATTGTGTCTGCCCCCAGAGTCATCTGCCCGGTATCTATTTGTCGCTGTGATAGAGGCCAGTCAATCTCAGGTAAAGAAAGAATTTCATTTACTCTTTCCCCTGACTTCTGGACTGTATTAGTTCTAGTAAAGAGTGTCTGATTAGCAAAGGCGGCTGTTGCATCAGAGCAAGCTGCTGCTGCTATGGAATCGCCGTTAGGTTCGTAGGAAAGATTCCAGTCATCCACTAATCCGAAAAACTGAAGCACTCCATCTGAGGAGATTCTGATTTGGCGCTTAGGGATAATCTGCCCTGCGTAGGGGCTAAGGGTGTATTCAGGGTCAAAGGTTCGCTGATTGTTGTTGAACACAACATTTGCTAATCCCTGATCGTATTGGTCAAGCTCTCTGTTCTTACCTCTGCGGATTGCGATTGAGGTTACTAGCTCAGTTACATCGTAGAAAAGTGTTCCACCTAAAACGAACTCGGTGTTATCTAGGACACCCTGAATTGGGTCATCTAAACGGAAGAACGGCCCTGTCCCGGCATCGGTCAGGTCGAATCCGATTTCTACTTTCTGAGTTGCCATTAGACAGCCGCTATTCCTCTATTTAGACCGCCACCGCCGCCGATGTATTTGTTTATCGCCTTAGAGATAGCAGCACCAGTCATTGAAGGTGATTGTGTTGGGTCTACCTTGACATTGTTGTTGATGACTACAACTGGCTGTTTCGTTACAGGCTGAGGGGTAATAATTGGCGGAGTTACGGTAGTTGGGAAAGTCGGCGTGGTGACTGTTGGAATTTTGATTTCTCCACCTTGTAGACCTGCGAGCAGAGCTAAGAGCTGTCTAACTGTCGCACCCAGTCCACCTAGCTTGCCTTCTAGGTTTTTGATTTCTTCCTCAAAGGCTTCTCTAATTGCTCGGACTGTTTCTAAATACTGATCCTTTGCTTCTGTCAAAGCCTCGTTCATAGATGACAATGCTTTAGCGAAGGCTTCATCTCGGCGAGTAGTAGCCTCTGTCATTGTCTCATCGAAGGACTTTAGGATTTCAGCTTGTGCCTCTGAGTAATCAGTCTGAGCTTGCTTTAGGGCTTCTACTAGGTCGGTTTGTGTCTGAGCAAACAGTTTCTTTAGCTCAGTAGTTGCGAGACCAGTCTTGTCAAAGATTGTCTTAGCTAGGGAGTCCATGCCTGTTTGGGACTCTGACTCTAGAGCGCCAAATAGTGACTGAAGCTCTCTCTGGGTTTCAGGAGTGGCCTCTAAAATCGCTTTAGACAGCTCGTTGCCTGTTTCTAGACCTGAACCCACAATCTGCTCTAGGAAGGTCTGAGAGAAGCCCTGAGAGGCTAATAGAGCGGTGTTTGCGACAAGGGTGCGAGAGGCGGTTAGGCGGTCACGCAGGTTAGTAATCAGCTTGTCTATTGACTTGCCAACAGCTTCAGTTCCAAACAGGTCAGCGACATTAGCTCGAACTGCTTGGGAATAGGCATCTCTTAGTCGGTCAATGCTCTGCTGAATAATGTCAGCCTGACGCTGAGCAAAGTCACGCTGGATACCTGCCACATTTTTAGCGTGAGCCTTCAGAGCCTCAGATAGTGACTCGTCTCTGCGCTTGGTTGCTTCGGTCAGGGTTTCTTGGTAGAGCTTTTCCGCCTCGACTATTGCCTTGTCGTAAGCAGAGCGAGCGGCGGCGATTGCCTCAGAGTATTTAGCCTGAGCCTCACGCAGTTTCTTTTGTGCGTTCTGAATAATCTTCTGTGTCTGCTCGAAAGCTGTTGGGCCACTTCTAGCTCTACCGCCAGCTCCAGTGCCACCGAGTGAAGGGATGGTGCTACTAAAGATGCTGTTTCCAGTAGTGGCTGAGCGCTTAGTCGCAGCGTCTTGCGCTTTATAGATGTCTTGAACGAACTTGTTGTAGCGATTGAGGAAGGTCGAGAACTGTCTACCTGCCCCTGCAAAGTCTCCTGTAAAAATCATTCCCAGAGTCCTGGCTGCGTCACCTGCAACAAAGGCAATCTGCGCCAATCCGACAGCGGCAGCATCTACTAGGTTGATAAAGAAGGTCAGAGCATTTGAGCCTGTGAGCGTTCTAAAGAGTCCGTCAATCTGATTCACTGCCTCGCCAATAGAAACACCCATGCGAGTAAAGGCTGTCTGGAAGTCTGCACTTGCAAAGTAATCGGCAATCTGATTTAGATAAGGCAGGAAGATTTGACCGATTTGTTCTTCTAGCTCGCCAAAGATGACTGTCAGTCTTTGGAACGGATCGTTGCGAGCGGCAGTCTCGGCAGCCCCGGCAAATTGTTCTTCCAGCATTGCAAAGACATCTACGCCTTCTTGCGCCTTGATTCCCAAACGAGATAGAGCTGTGGTGTTTCCTTGATAGGCACGAGATAAAGCAATAGCTACCGCATTGACATCTCGACCAGTTGCAGCAGAAACATCTAGGGCAATGTTCATTAGTCGCTGTGAAGTTGCGACATCTCCAGTAGCTCGAACAAGCTGTCCAAAGGCAGGTCTTAGAACATCGTCAGCCACGCCTGCCGACAACTGCATCTGCTTGATTGACTCCTCAACAGAGGCAATCATTTCGTCATTAGCACCAACTGTGTTTTGGAGCTGTTCAGCTAGTAGGGCTTGGCTCTTTGCATCCTCGGCGGCAGCTTTTGTAAAGTCAGCGATTGCTTTGACTGAGAAAGCTCCGGCAACTAATCCACCAATTTTGGCAATGGATTTACCAATGCCGTCAAAGGCTTTATTAGCATTCTTGATACCTTTGTCATCCCAGAGGGATTTGAGGATTACTCTTACCTGTGACATTACTTATTCCTAAACGCCTTGTCGAAATACTTTTGTAAAACTTTGTCAATTTGTAGGGCAACATCATCCACCCTTTTCTCTAGGGCAGGCCAACCAAATCGGGAAGCTCCGCCATACTGAGAGCGCAGTTGCTCAATCATCTTCTGTCCCTGCCCTGCTAGGCGGTGTCTTCTAGTCACCACAGAGCCATCTCTCAGGCGATAAGTGTAAGGTCTTGAAACGCCTGCTGATCTTCCGTTTCCTTTTCTGCCTGCCATGTCTGCCATCGAGACGGCAGGACTCTGAAGAATAATCTTTGCGATTGGAGTTGTCAGGCTTCGACCTGATGGTCTGATTGCGCTAGATACCGAAACAGACTTAGGCCCTTTGGCTTTGTTGCGTAGCCCTTGCCCATGCTTGCCAGTTCCCTGCCAGTTCAAGCGACCTTCATTTATGTAATAGCTTATGTTCCCGGTTGTTGGGCTGGTCCGGCGAACTGCAAAACCCATACCAGATAGAGGTGGGTTAGCTGGAATACGGCGCTGAATTTCGTCAGAAACAGGTTTAGCGATTGTGCGGATTTCTTTTTTGTATAACTTGACCGCATCTGGTTCGATGTCTCTGAGCTTTTTTAGCATCAGCTTTACATCAGCCGAATTTAGCTCAATCATTGGTCTTAGCATCGCACACCTCTAGTCAATTCTACCTAATAGAAAACCGCCCTTGCAGGCGGTCTCTATTGTTTGTTCATCTCTTGCGCTCGCCAAACTAGATACCTGCCCATTGTCCAGAGCATTCTCTCGTCTAGCTTCATCAGTTCTGCTGGGCTGATTTTGTATTCATAAGCCAGTCCAGCTAGATACCAATGCGCTGAGCTATCTCCTAGCCCTTTGATGCTTTTGGGTCAGTCGCACCAATGGCAGCAACAGTCTCCACCCAACTATCAAAGTCGGTAGTTACTTGCTTCTGTCTTGTTAGCGATGACCAAGCAAGCCAGAGCAGGTGAGTTACTTTCATCTCCTGCCCTAGCTTGGCAATGCTTAGTGAAAATTCGCTCTCAAATTTCACCATGTCAGACATCACTACTGAGACATCTTTCTTGGTTCCGTCTAGGAACTCGACTTCAAGTTGCATTCTCATAGCTTGGTTTCCTTTCTTTCTATTTAGTTATTTAGGCTGCTGTGCCTCTGGTGACTGCACCGCTGATTGTCCAAGTTAGGTTCTGAACTGCTAGGTCTCCAACTGCGCCCGAAACAGGAGCTAGGTTGTCAACTAGAGCGGTGAACTCATACTTAGGGGTTGAGGTTCCAACAGGTGTTCCAGCAGGGAAGATGGTAACTGTTGCGATTGTGTTGAACAGGTTGTAAAGAATGCTGTCCAATGCTGTGGAAGCGTAGTCGTTGTGGAAGCTGAGGGTAACAGAACCAGACTTCAGGCCGCCCACATAAGTGCGCCATCCCTGAGATCCGAAGCTGCTGGTCTCGATTGCATCCGCAGTAGTGGTCAACTCGACTGAGTTAACATTCTGCGAGATTGCAGTTCCGTTCAACTGGACTACAACATCCGTAAGAACTTGCTTTGCCATTTATTTTTCTCCTATTAGTTAGCTAACACACGAACATTGAACTCGGCTGCCAGATAAGTTACATCTGAAATCAGAACCGAGCCGTAGTTCGTCATTTCGGTCACTATGCAGTCAAAGGCCTTTCCGCCTAGTGTCCTATCTGATTCTATCGCAAGACCAATAGCTGATTCTCCTGTGCTAGAGCAGTAAGCGTCAAGTCTGCGCTGAGCGGTTCTTTCATCTACCCTGCCCACAATAACCTGAACCGAGAAGTCATACTCAGTCATGCCACGCTTGAAGTCTTGGTGATACTGCACTCGGTTGAGTTGCACAATCGCAATCGGTGGGCTTGGGTTGTCAGGGATTGTGGCAGCAGTTCTTAGACCGGAAATGGTCGCAAGGTTAGCTGCTAGGGCTTCACGAAGTTCTGTGATGTTTGCCATTACGCCATTGCAATTCTGCGGTATGGGTCAATGAGGTGCTGAACATCTGGATCAAGGCGGAAGCCGATTCTCATTGAACCTAGCTCGCCTGAGATGATTCCCAAAGGTGAGTCGAGTCGCTTGAAGATTCTGGAAGCAAGAATGACAGTTGCCTGAGTGATTGCGATAGGAACAGCAGACCAGCCCCAAGTGCCTGTGATGCGAACAGTTGCCTCACCATTGCGGTAAGGGAACAGGTAATCCTCGATAGCCCGAATCTGAGTGAAGGCTGTAACTAATCCACCTGCTCGACCATTTAGCGGTTCTTCCTGCCAGTCGGCTCTTTCCCACTCGGTGTCGTAGCTCTCGCCGTCTTCAGAGGTCTCCACCTTTGAGAGCGTGATGAAGTCTTCAGTCGGGCATACCCAGTTGTCAATCGGTGCGAAAATCTTTGTTGCAGTTCCAGCGTTGTAGAAGTAACGCTCGGTGTAAGAGTCAATCTGGCGAGATGCTGATTCAATCGCCATCTCTAGTAGTGAGTCATCGAATCCGTCTTGGATTCCGATAGCTGCTTTGACTTGCTGAAGGGTTGCGTATCCGTTAGAAATTGCCATGAGTTCTCCTGCCTAAATTCTACCTTTAGAACAACCGCTTAGCCCAAGTGTCGGGCA